TCCAATCTATTATCCACACTTTGACTGAAAGATGTTAATATACTTCCACTCAATGTATATCTTGTATCGTATGACGATGTTAATTGAGATGACGAACTTATTGCTCCACTTAATGATGTCAAAAATGAACCCGTTTCACTTTCAGTAATCCAACTTCCACTTACACTCTCAATTACGTTTAATCTACTTACTAATGAAGATGTAGATTGTGATGCAGTGAATGTATTTAAATTTGAAATAGATGTTACTAAACTTCCAGTTGAAATACTTGCAGTATAAGAATTGAAAGACGATGTAGATAGTTTTGTATTTAATGAACTACTTAATGTATTAGTCACTAAATCCGTTGCAAATGTAGTATCTAATGAAGATGTTAATTGGTTTACTGAAATTTTATATGTTGTACTACCCGATATACCAACTACAAAAGTCGTATCTAATGATGCCGGACTTAATGCAGGTAGCTCTGATATTTTTTTAGTTTGTCTTAGTGCCATTTTTATAATATTATTTCTTCGTCATTTTCAGTTGATAAAACTATGTCTAATTCTGTTCCTATTGGTATATCTTTTAACTTACCCATAACATAAATATCATTTACAGTTACATTATCGTAATCAATATATTGTGCACCTAAAGTTATTACTACATCATTTCCAATTTCTTCAATTTTATAATTTCCAGGAATATGTAAACCAAATACTAAAACTTCAAAATTATTAGGTGATGCTCCTTCGGTTCCATAATCTAAATAAACATTATGTATTGTTAATGTATTTTTAATATTGTCAAATTCATCAATAATTCGTTGATTATATCTTGCACTATTTTCTAATATTTCTTGATAAAAATCCGATATTTTAACTACATTATTTACTAATTTTGTTGGATTTGGATTTGATTTTACTTTGGATTGAAATTTTGTATTATTTGGAATTTGAATATTTTGTAAACTTCCAGTCAAATCATTATTAGTAAGATTATTTATATTAACCTTTGGAACAACTTTATTAAGTTTTCTATTATTTGTATTAAATTGTTTAAGCATATTGTTCTATGTCTCCTTCAATTTGAATATAATCATTTTTATCTAATTGATATTCAAAATTACTTTTTATAAATTTAATCAATAAACCATTTCCAGCTTCTTCAACTATATAATCGGTTGCACTTATACTTTGTGTATTAATATAAATTTTTAATCTATCTTGTGAACTTCTATATTCAATTTCTCTTAATAAAGAAACAAATCGCCAACCCGTAGCTTCGTAAATCCAATAAGTAGAATCATTTAAATTTTTTCTATTTAAATTTGTTTTACCAGGTTTTCTACTGATTTTTTGAGTTATATCTAATAAACTTCTTTTCATTATACAATATCAATAAATTTACCTGTAATAGTAACTTCATCGGTGTTTGTAACATTAAATCCCAAATTAATTGGTAAAAAGGTAACATCTAACTGCGTAGTAGAAACGACTACAGTAAAGTGTGTTGTTTGATAATATCTAACACCATTTATATATAACTTTAAATCATATGAATTTCCACCATAAGTTATTCCCGATGTAACTACTGATGTTAATTGTGGTGGTGCTTGTATTAATCGTGTATTTGTAAATGATATTAAATTATTTATAGTTGGCTTTTGTGCTTTACTATTATTTAAAGATAAGAAATCAATTAAGTCTTTGTTATCGTAATATGGTGATGGTGTAGTTAACATACCTTCTAATCTACCATTTGCGGTTACGTCCGTTTCTGTTGATACTACTACTCTACTTGAAGAAATTGATTTTTTAATTGTACTTTCTCCATCAAATTTTTCTGGAAGTAAATATGCTTTTACATTTAAAGTAAATTCAACTCTATTAATTCTTTCAGTGCCCTCACCTACTTCATTTACAACATTATATTCAGAAATTGTTGTGTTGAATTTAAATTTTTGTTTATCACCCCAATATTCATCGGATGCGTATGTTAAAGATTCAATTACTACATTTAAATGTTCAGTAAAACTAGTCCAACCCATACACTCATAATTTACCTCAACATAGTCAGGCATTGTTATATTGTATATTTCATATTTTGGTTGGATAGTATTTCCTAAAAGACTAAATCTAGTGTATCTATTATCTTTTGACCATTTTGTTACACCCTGATATGAAACATGTCGATTTAACATTGGCATTGCTTCATTTTTTGCAACACTAGTTCTTCTCAACATCATTAAAGGTAATTGTATTTTATTATTTGTATCTCTATAAACACCTTGTCTTCTTGCACCATTCCATCTTTCGGAATTACCATAAATAACAGGAATTTTTAAAGCTTTACCATTATCATCCAATTTAGGTAAAACAGTTTCTTCCAAGTAAGACATGATTGCATAGTCAATATCAAAGAGAGATACACTTTGTTTTAAATCTCCTTTATTAGATTTAATTTGTTTTCCTCTATTTAAATTTGGTCTTAGTGGATTTGTAGACATATTATTTAATTCTTTCTTCTATGTTTAAATTAGATTTACTTACCATAAATGTAGAACATACAACACTAAAATTGTTATAAGTTTGTCCACCTATTAATTGTATTTCGTTTGTATTGTCGATTTCAAAATAAGATTGATTAAAATTTATAATATCACCAACTTCTGGATATATTCCTTTTTCTTCTAACATCCATCTATCTAATTTGAATGTAATATTTTGGTCAGTATCAAGACCAAACCCCTCATAACGAGCCGATTCGGGTTCTTTATTTATAAGTGCAAATATTTCTACACCAGGTTGCCATGTTTTATTTAATGACTCCCCATAGATATTTACCATTGTTTCATTCAAATTAACTTTAAATAAAACAATTGTATTTTGTATAACTTCGTCTACTATTTCTCTAGCTATACCTTTAAAAAATTGAACATCTCTTTCTGATATAAATTTTGGCATATTATCCTACATATAATTTTAATGGAACTTTTCTTAACATCTCTTGAGTATATTCCGATTCTACTTTTTTATTTTCAAATTGTGTTTTTCTACTCAATTCTTCCAAATTTTCTCTTAATTGAGTGATTAATGCATCTTTCTCAACTTGTGCTTCACTTCTTAATGCTGCACCATCTAAACTAACTTCACTATCTGGAATTGGAATTGTTGAATATTTTTCTCTGATTGCTCCTAATAATTCTTTTGCTAATGCTAATGTATATTTTCTAATCCATTGTTTACCAACTTCATTAATTTTAACATATTGAATAAAATCGTATTGTATATTTGAATAATCAGAAACTACATTGTCTTTTACAATCATAGAGTTTTGTTCAAAGTCATCTCTCAATGTATAATCAAACCAAATTTTTCTAATTGGTGTCATAGATGATGGAGCAGGAAATATTGAAAGTTTATTATTTACAATATTAAATGTAAATGCAGACTTACGAATGGCATCATTGAATTCAATTGCTTGCATTCTTAATACATCTTCATATAAAGGCATCATTAAGAATTGTGATGCGGGTGAATAGTTACCAAATCCTAATTCCGACATTAAATTTAAAGTACCTTGAGCTCCTACTGAATAAGGGTCAAAGAATCTTGTAATTGCAGGAACTGCTTCATAATAAACTTTTGTTACATCAATTGAACCTGTAAATGATAATAAACTTCCTGATTCATCATATGCACCATGCATTAAATCATATACTTGAACGGATGATGTTAATTGCACATATGCTTTTTTATTATCTACATTTCCACCCACACCAACTGCCGTACCATATGCTTGTGATATTCTAAATAAAGTTGGAAGATTTCCACCTTCAACTAATTTTTGTGTATAATTTGTTCCTGTATTTCTTCCTTTTAGAATATCTAAATTATTTCTAATATTAAATTGATTTACTTGTGCACCATATTCCGAAGTTGCTTCTTCAAAACATGCAAATAAAGATGCCGGTGTTAATTCAACATCTATAATTGGATAACCCAATCTTTTAGCACACCAATCGGCAGTTTTAGGAGCATCGATTTGAAATGATGTATCTGTATCATATATTCCAAAGGGTGTTGAGCCTGTTGAGAATGAAGAACTTCCAGGCCATTTTAAGTTTAAAGACATATCTAAAAAAGTTATAGTTTTACTACTATAAATATAAGAATAAAAAAAGAGGAGACATTTCTGTCCCCTCTTTCTTTTTTATCGTCTAAATCAGTTAAGATTAGATTTTATCTAAACCACCTACTACGATTTTACCGTAGAATTCTGGTCTTACAATCTTCTTAGCGTATCTAGTCATAACACCACGTCTTGGAGTGAAGTTAACTGGGTCGTACACTAAAGGAGTCATAATCAATGGAACATAAGGTGCGTAAACTGCTCCTGTTTCGAAGAAGTTAGAACCTTTGAAGCCCATTAAGATAACGTTCTCTGTCATGTATGGGTTTTTGTAAACGTCATATCTGTTAGAGATTGAACCGATGTTAGTTACACCTGCAGCAAATTGTAAAGCGTCTTTACCAGGATTTGCAGCGAAACCATTCATTGATTCTAAAATAGTTGCTACGTTTGGAGAACAAACAATAAAGTTTGCACCACCTCTCATAGTCAATTGATGAATTTTGTTAGAAACTTTTTGTAATTTGATACCTAACGTTTGGAACCAAGTGTTCTTTTGGTATGCATATGCTGCAGCCGCGTTAGAATCAATTGTGAAGTTATTTACGTTTGCATCGTACTCATAACCAACTGCTGCTGACCAGTAATCAGTTGTGAATGCGTTGTTTTGTAACATTTCTAAGATTTCTAAATCAATTTCTAAAGAGATGTACTCAGACAACATTTGAGTTAACTCAGCTTCAGCGTCTACACTATGGTAAGCGTTCAAATCTTGAGCTAATTCAGGAGTCCAAATTGCTTTCAACTTACGAGTTTTAGCAACGATTGGTTCAGATTTTAATTCCAATTCAATTTCTGGAATAGCTAAATCTGTGTTATATCCATTACCATAAGAAGTTCTATCTTCAAAGTCACCTCTTGTGATAGCTGTTGGTTGTAATGTATAGTTAATTTGTGGGTTACCATATCCACCTGCTCCATGTACTACTGTTGCAGTAGATGCTGAAACGAAGAACGATGCAGAACCTAATGAGTTAACAGTTGTGTATTGAGGTAATTGTGCTAATGAACCAGTTAAAGAGAAAGCTCTTACTGAGTTGTAATCAGCGTCAGAAGGTAAACCTACTGTTACTTTTCTAATTTGACCCGCTGCCATAGATGCAGAATAGTTAGCATCAAAGTTAATATCAGAAAAAGATGCAGTAGTTACAGTTGCAGTTAATACACCTGAAGTTACATCATTAACTGTATAACCAAATCTTCCTGCTCCGTACAAACCACCTTCAGTAGCTTGAGTAGAACCTAATTTGTTTCCAGTTGGAGATAATGAATCTTTACCAAAAGTTCCACCATTACCGAATAAAGAAGAACCAGATGCTGGTCTACCTACTGAAGTATTAGTTGAATATTTGAAATCCATATAAAAAATAAGACCTGAAGGTAAGTTCATTGGTTGAACTGAAACGAATTCTTTAGCTGCGATAGAACCAAAGATTCTTCTTACTAAAGGTAACGCAACACCTGACCATTCTTCAGAACCTGAAGATGTACCTGTTCTTGTAGCCTCATCTAATAATTGTTTTGCTTGGTTTTCTAACATTACTGCCATACCATGCTTAGTTGTTTCAGAACCTACTCCTTCAAGTAATCCTGTTTTTTCCCATTTGCTTTTCAAACCTCTAGTTTGTTCAAGCATTACGCTTTGAGGGTTAGCGCCAGTCATTAATTTTTTAATGTCCATTGTTTGTTTTTTTAATATTTTTATTTAATAATACCTGCTAATTTCTTAAATCTGTCAGAGAAATTTGTATTTTCAGCAATTACTTGCTTAACTACTGCTGGCTTAGTTGATTTTGTTACTTTGCTAGCAATTCCTTCTGAAATTGATTTTTTAGTAGATTTGTTTGTAGAGAATTTGAAGTTTTCTGCTAATGTAGAATACACCAATTTAACTTCTCTAACTGAGTTTGTTCTATCCAAAGTTTCAATCACTTTAACTTTTTGTTCGTTAGTCATATTGTGTGCTCTGAATAATTTATTAGCGAATAATAATTTTGCGTTTAACAAATTTACTTCGTTAATAGTTTTTTGAAGAGATTTGATAGTGTCGTACGCTTCGTTTAACTCAGCTTGTACATTTTCATCTTTCTTATCTTCTTCTGAATCATCTTTCATATCAGCTTCCATCTCTCTTAAAATTTCTTCTAAGTCGATTACGTCTTCTGAAATTGAATCTTTGTCAAATGAACCTCTTGGTGCTTTACCACTAGCTTTAGTAACATCTTCGATTTCTACTTTAACTAGTTTAGGGTCTTCACTTTTTTCAGTACCAGCAAGTGAACCATCAGAATATGAATCTTCATACATACTCTCATCTTCTTCTTCTGCTTCTTTGTCGTCATCACCTAATTGCGCTTCTAACTCTCTGATGATAGCTTCTAAGTCCATATCATCTTCGTTGTCTTCATCGTTGTCACTTTCACCACCCATGTTATCCATGTCTGGTTCATCGTGCATTTGGTCATTACCACCCATGTCATCACCTTCATCTTCGTTACCATATTGGTTATCAGAATCATCACCTGCTTCTGCAAATGGGTTTTCTTCTTTTTCAGAATCTTCGTTTCCTTCTAATTCTGCCAATCTAGCTCTTAATTGAGCGATTTCATTTTGTTTGTCGTCTTCATCATCCATGCCTTCTTCTTCATTAATATCTGCTACTTTTTTAAAATCAGATACTGTAGTTTCTGCATTTCCACTACCTTTCTTAATTACACTAGCTTCTCTGTCGTCGCTAGCTGATTTGTAATTAGGTTGAGCACCTGGAGTTTCTGGATAACCAGCATCGGTCTTAGAACCAATGTTAGATGATGTTACAACATCTTCGTCTACTTTTTCAGCATCGTCATCCTGTGCTTCAGCTTCTGCTCTCATTTTTTGAGATAACATAGATTGAAGTCTAGGAGTAAACGCTTCTTCAAGAGCGATTTTTGCGTTTGCAAGAGCAGTTTCTTTAACAGCCTTAGCATCAGCGATTGCTTCTTTCAATAATTTTGAATTTGCCATTTTGTTTTTTCCTTAAATTTGTTTGTGAAGTTATTCGTATAGGAACTCCAATGTAATTATGTCGATTGTTCGGTCACACCTTATAGAGAAGGGTATTCATTAATCAACTATGTCTTTTAATTCCATAATAAAAAATGGAATATTTGATAATATATATCAAATTTTTTTAGAAAACTAAAGAAAACTACTAAAATAGTTTATTTTTTCTTATAGTTTCTTCTTTTTGTAACCTCTTTCTTTTTGAAGGTTTAATAAAATTCTTTCTTTCTCTAAGTTCTTCAATTTGTTTTATAGACTGAACTCTTTTTTTGTAATCTTTTATTGCCCATTCTATATTTCCACCCTTAACACTAACTACTAACATCTATTATTGTAAATTAACCAATTTATATTTTGTTGAATATAATAATTCTTCAATTCCATCTATTTGATTTTGTATGTAAGATGCTTTTAATTTTTCATCTTTTCTTAATTTATCTAATGCTATACATAATTTTTCAAAATAAGATATAATATTTTTAACATCACAATTTGTATCTAAACCATTTACGGGTTGAAATTTAATTAAACCAAATTTTCCTTGATATGATTCTACTAATCCATCAATTAAACCTACTATTTCATCGTAGTATGTATTTAATGCAGAATGAGCTGCAAATGCTCCGGGCCCTTTTACTCCTAAGTGAAACACATGTGCTTGTGTTCTACTATGAAAAAATAATGATGCTAATTGTTCCATTTTATTTATTTTATTTTAACCCCAGTCTTTGTTTCATAACATCTTCCGATAAATCTGCTATTTCAAAGTATCTTCCTAAAACGTGTCCCATATCTTCGTATAACGCCTCTAATCTTTGCTGTTGGGATTTTGCTTCTACTGCTTCTTTTTCAAATGAAGATTGTAATTTTTTTAATTCACTCATATTACGTTTAATAGTAACTCTATCAAACCAATCACCACCTTCTCTTAAAGTATATTCTTGTGCCGCATCTGCAATACCACCTAATGTTTCTGCAACTTGCATAATATCGGATTTTCTACTCATACCTTCTCTATGTTGGTTATAAGTTGAAATAATTTCCAAAAAATGTTTTTTTAATTCGGTTGGTAATTGCTGAAACTCTTCCGTTTCTTTTAATATATCTTTTAACTTTATCATTACTAATTAATTTAATTCTATCATAATTTCTCTCATCAAATCTTGTGACTTACACCACTTACCACATTCTTCTGCAATTTGTTTCCATTGCTTTGATTCTTGTAAAGGTGCCATAAATGCTCCATGTGTAGATGGATTAGAAACAAAATCCCAACCCACTAATTCAAAATCAGGTTGAACCATTACCGTACCATCATTCATTTCTTTTACTGAACCCAAACCTCTACTACTAATACCTAAACGAATATTATTTTTTAATAATTCTTTTAAGATATTACCTGATGGTGTTGAAAGTATTTCTACTACTCCACACACATCATCACCATCCCAATAGATTTCTCTAATGTTATGTGATACATTTTTTAAATTAATAACCGGAGACTCAGGATGGTCTAATTCACCTAAAGCTCTTCTTTCTTTAATAAGTTGTTCATATTTTTTACACTCTCTTTCAAGAATGTCTTTTGGATATCTTCTATTATTTTGATTAGGTGCACCCGCTCTTTGTAGGATTCCTTTAACCAAATAAGTTCCATTTTCTTCCTGTTGAAGTTTAGCTTCAAATAAATGGGTTTCTATTAGTAATCCTTTATTCATTATTTTTTATTTCTTAATGCTGCTAAATCAGAACCTTCAATCTCACCATCACCATCTACATCTAATTCTTTTTGTTTGTCAGTTAATTCTTCTGGTAAACCAGTTAATCTGCCTTCCGATTTTGCTTTACTAGCTTTATCTACTGCATTAAAGAATTTCTTTTTTTCATCATCAGACATATCTGGAATAGACTTACCTGTTCTATCTAACATATGTTTAAATAATTGTTGATAATCATTTTCTTCTTTAACAACTTGACGGATAAGTTCTTTTAATTCTGTATGTTTCATTATTCTGATATTTGTCTAATTTTTTGGTCTAATTTTAAAAGTCTCTCTTGTATACTATAAATATGACCATTTGTTCTTTTCCAATAAGATTTATTATCTATTCCACTTTCGTTCTTAATTTTACCATACCAATTAAGAAATCTTTCCATTTCTGCTAATTGTTTATTGATATTAGAAATACCTCTACCAATTTTAGATTCTGCAGAAGATTCTTCATTTTTTAATGCTAACCATCTATTTTCATTAACTGGAGTATATCCTGTTAAATCTGCTTGTTTTTTAGCTTTCTTTTTTTCACTACCTTTTGCACTAAATGCAAATGGTGTATTATATCCATCTACATTTCCAGTTGCAGATTCTTCTTCAATCATTCTTTCTCTTACCATTTTACGAATGACTTCTTTAAGTTTATTTATTTGTTCTTCTTTGTGGTCAGGTAATCCTTTATGAGAAGTTGATGCAAAATCTTTTGCATCTTTTTTTTTCATAGAGTCCGCTGCTTTTTTTACTTCAGGAGATGGATTTTCCATATCACCTTTTTGTGCGGCGTGAACCATACCCATAAATCTTTGTTGTGCTTTTGATACTGCTGGCATTTTGTTGTCCGTTTAATTTTATGATAATACTGAACCCGTACCTGATGATACTCTAATTGCAGTTGGATAACATGGATATATTTGTCCAGGTATTAATTGATTTAAATATAAATCTGCTCCACCATTCAAACTAACATTACCGGTAGTTGTTGCACCATATGGAACCATTACACCCCAAGCTTTACTTAAAGACCCTGTTGTATTATTACCTAATGGCTGCCATTGACTTGATGATACAAAATTATCTACTCTTGCAATTCTATAATTTGTCATTTTTTATTTTTTAATTGATTCTTTTAATTCTTTTACTAATTCATAGGACATCATTAAAGCCGATAAATGTTGTTCTTTAATTTTTTTTACAGATTTAACTTTTTTAATATTTGCAATTGTTTCTGCTAATTTAATTTTAGTTACTTTGTCTGTAATTTTTGAGCTAATTTCTTTTAAAGATGCAATCAAATTTAAAACTTCTTTGCCAACATATTCGTTTAATTTTCCGGTATTATTTATGTTATTAATATACTCTCTTAATAATTCTTTTTGTTCCTCAGTAAGATTTTTATATTTTTTATTAAATGATTCTACTAATAACTTATACGAAACTACTCTTAAATCATCATCTTGTTTTCTATATTGTTCTAACACCGCATCTTTAACCTTTACATCTTTATTTTGAATTGAAGAATTAATAATATTTTCTGCAATTGTAAATCTAGATGAAACTATATCAGTTGGGTCGTATTGGTCATCGGTTGTTACAGTTTCAAATATTTTATAAATAGATGCTAATGTCTTATAATTAGAAATTGGAGATTTAATAAAATCATCTAAATTATAAGTTTCTTTAATTTCTTTTATAAGATTATATTTTTCTTTTATAAGTTTTTTCTCATCTATCTTTTTACGAGCCTCTAATATTGTATTAATAAATTGTTCAGCTTTTGATTCTGAATTATATTTTTCATTAATAAGGTATTGATATAATTTTAATTCTTTTGATAATTCTTTTTTAGAATTAAAATGTTCTTTTAAAATTTTTTCAGCTACCGATTTATTTGCAGACATAATTTCTGATGTAATTTGTCTTACTAATAATTCAAATATGAATCCAGTATTTTTAAACTTCGAGTGTTTTATTTTTTTCATTAATTGATACAATTATTCGGATATAAATATCTTTTTTTGGTAGTTTATTACTCTTTTGTCAAATCTTCGGTTAAAATAGTCTTTTTATTACCATCCATATCTTTAAATATTTCAAAATATGAACTTTTTCTTGGTTTGTATTTTACAGAATCTTCTTTTTGTTTTAAAGTTTTAATTCCCAATGGGTCTCTTCCTTCAGGATGGTCATCATGACCATATCTAACGGGGTCTTTGGGTCTACCTACCTGCCCTTCTTCTTCTAAATCTTCTTTTAATTTAGTTAATTCTTCTTCTACATTTGTAGGGCCTTCGGTACCTGTTTCTTTTGCCGGGTCAACACCCTGTGTTTCGATTGATGTTAAACGGAAATTTTGTTTAGTATCATCTAATATTTGTAATGTTAATTCATCTTGCTCATCTTTAGCCATTTTCATAATTGCTTCATACATCCATTCTTTAGAGAACATTTTAGTTTGTTGCATTTGTTGTAACAATTGTACTTTTGATGCATATAATTCAACTTGTTCTTGTTCGTATATTTTGGATGGTATAGTTAATTCTAAAGTAAAATCTGTCAATCTTTCATCATTAATTCCTTGTGCATATAAATGTACAATTGCAACTTTTGTTAATTCTGATATTAATACTTTTTGTATTCTTTCAATTGTTTTAGCAAAACGGATATCCATTGCTGCTAAAGTTGCTTTACCATTTGTATCTTCCGAATATCCTAAAAATGCTTTTGGAATTTTTAAAGATGCCATTAATTTATTCTTCAAATAATCCAAATCAGGAATCATATCATATTCCAATCCTTTCAATGTATCAATTGAAGTACCATTATCATTACCTCTTACAGGCATATAATAATCTTCAATAAGGTTTTGAACATTATATTTTAAATTATATTCACCAGTTCTTTCATCAACAAATGGAACTTTTTTAGATGAATTGATAATTTTTTGCATGTAGTTATCCACTTCATTTGGTGGAATATTACCTACATCAATTTTAAATATTCTTTTTTCAGGTGCTCTCATAATACGATGGATTAACATCGCATCTTCCATTAACATAATTTGTTTCCAAACTCTTCTGCCACCTTCTAACATTGATTTTCCGTAAGGTAAAAAGTTTGCATCATTATTTAATCTAAAGTGAGCAATTTCATAATTTTCAAATTCTTTCTTTGGAGTTTGACCATATCCACCTAATGGATTTTGATATGGAGAATATACAAATTTTACTCTTTGTGGATTTTTTGGGTCAAATCCTTCTACTCTAGAAACTTCATATGATGATAGTGGCATAGCATTTATAACACCAATACCTTCTTCATCTGCAATTTCTAATTCTAAAAATAAATCACCATATTTAACTAAATTTCTAACCCATGGCCATAAATTAAATTCAATATTGAGAACATCATAAAACAAATTTTCTAATACTTGTTTTATATGGTCATCTTCATGGTGTATTTTTAACATATTACCATGTTCATTTTTTGTAGTACATTCATCTGCGTAAATATCTAATGCTGATGATAGTATCGGGTCCATATCCATTGAATCGTAATCTCTAAATAAATCTATTCTTACTTGTTGATATGCTAATGATGATTCTATATTACCTGTTCCGTAATTAGAAACTTTTAATTTCATAAATCTGTCAACCAAATTGGTTGTCATTGATTGATGTTCGTCAAAGTCAATTACTTTAACACCTTCCTTAGTTTTTCTAACTATTGTGTTTGTTGAAAATAATTTCTGTAACCTACTTAATATTGATTTGTCTGCCATTTTTAATATAGTTCTATTTAGTTAAATATATGGAAAATTTTTGATTTTTCCAAATTTACCATTTTCTACAACTCCAATAGTTTGCTTTTGTTCTAGGGCCTGGATTATCACAATTCATTCTTGCTCTAAATGATTTTCTTGCAGCTGGGTTTGATTTTCTAATTTTCATTCCTTTCTGGCCAAAGTTTACTTTAACAACATTTCCTGCAGGATTTTTTACATATACTTTAAACTTTTTAACATCACCTTGCATCGGATGTCCTAATTTAACATCTCTTCCTTGATATTCTGCTTCATAAAGACATGGACATCCACCTTCATCTAATGTATTTTTATATGCTTTTAAAAAATCAATAAAATCATCAATTTCTTCTGGTTCAACATC